GGCAGCAGTACTTTCTGTGGTTCTTTTCATAGTCCTCGAAAGCACGGCCGCAGAAAGCGCACTTTGCTTTGACGGCGGACTTCAAACTCCGATTGTCTTTATGCTTTGTCCACCATGTTCTCCGGCAAAAATCTGAACAAAACTGTTTTCGTTTGCCAGTTGCATTCTGAACAAGCGTTGCTCCACATAATTTGCAGTGATCAGCATCGTGATTCTCCCCTGTGACCTCAGCTGGCTGGATCCCCATTCTCTGGCAGATCGATTTCACCGTATTCCGGGAAATGCGAAGTTTGTCCGAAATTTGCGTATAACTCATACCTTCGAACCGTAAGTGCAGGATTTCTTCTCGTTCCTTTAGTGTCATATCTCCTCCAACGAAAAAAGGAGCGCCTCGAAAGACGCTCCATTTCACAGTATATAGTTGCCTTTACTTCATTCCCGCAATCAAATGCTCCGCCGTACCGGTGATCAGCGCAGAGATATCGACCTGCGCGGCAGTCAGCACGTCCATCGCGGATGCGGAAAGCTTCGCCGTAGTCTTCTCGTAGAGCAGTTGACCGAGTTGCGCGATCTCTTCCTTAGTCAATTTGCCATCCTTGTGCGCGGCCTTCATGCTATCCACAACCGTTTGTTTCAGCTCGCCGACCGTGATCTGCGCGAGCTTGATCAGCTCCTGCTGGGCGTGATTGACGGTATCGAGTTGCGTCGCCTTACCGAGCTTCGCGGTCAGCCACGCGCCAAGCACGCCGATCAGAGCAACAAAAAATGCCGCGCCTATGTTCACGGCATTCTCGATCAGGATATCGACGACGGTGGCGTCTGCGGTTCCACCGGAGTCCGCCAGCGCGAGGGTGGGTAACGCGAGCATCAGGAGCGCGATTAGTGCCAAGATTAGTTTCTTCTTCATGTTGAGTTTCTCCTTCATTTAGATAGATGTAGCTTGCTCCGAAGCAAGCTCATGGACAAAATCGTCATATTCTTCTTGCGCGGTCTTTGCCTTCTCCCGCGCGGTTTTCATTTCGCCGTTGGTTTCACCACGCTCCACTGCAATCGCCGTGGCCAGCGAAAGCGATAAACTTGCATCCTGCATCTTCATGGCGAGCTTTGATTCCTTTGCGCGAATGGCGGCTCGCTTTTCAGCTTGCTTTCGCTCGCGCGTCATACGCAATTCAAGCCAAACAACCAGCAGCGCGAACACGCCCGATATGATTTCTCCGATATATTCCAACTCCGTTCCCCCACTTTTATTGATTCAAAAACTTACAGCGACCGCATTTGTGCCAGTAACCGCTTCCGCCTTGATTGATTCCCTCCACAACGACGCCAACATCGCGGCCTTTCGCGTGGATGACCATGCCGCGTCCCAGATAGATCCCCACGTGCGTTTCATCCTCGGCATTCGTGGTGCTGTTTCGAAACAGGAAATCGCCCGCGATCAGCTCGTTGCGCGCGACCACGTCGCACAACGCCCAAAGTCCATCGCAATTTTTACGATCATCCCAAATCCCCGTCTCGCGCATGAGCCAGGAGAGAAAGCCAGAACAGTCATGCGCCATGAGGTCGGCGAAACCCACTTTGTACTGGCTATCGCGAAACGTGATCGCGCGCGCGAACTCTTCATCCATCGCTTGAATCTTTGAATCTGACAGGTCGGTCATGCCAGATGCGCCCCAAACATACAGATCCCCAATACGCGTCAGAGCCAGCGAGCAGACCGCAGTTGCTTTGTCCGAAACCGTATCCTTTTTGACCGGCTCCGCCTCTGTTGCCGTGTCGCCGAATAGCGCCGCCCACGTTTCGTTCCCTATGACCCCGTCGACTGTCAGCCCGGCCTGCGCCTGAAACCGCTTCACGGCTTCAAGCGTGTCCGCACCGAATGTCTTCTTGCTGACCGTTGTAATGTGCTCGCCATAGAACCCAAGCTCCAAGAGCCTTTGCTTACAAAAAAGCACGTCCTCGCCGGACGTGCCCTTCTTCAAATTGCGCGTAAATTCCATTATTCCCTCCGTTTCGGATCAGATAAATTCATGGTTTCTTCATGGTATTTCCTTAAAAAATCTGCTATGATGCAGGTACATCAAAGCTTGCATGGTATACACAACCTACCTACCCGGTATGTCCCAATCCCTAACAAGATTTACCATGCAAATTAGAAAGGCACTCTTCCCCCCGGCTGAGTGCCTTTCGCTATTTTTGGCGCTCCGTAAGGAGTGCCTTTTTACTTACATGCCCTATGCCGTTCTCTTCCAGAAATAGCAAGTGATGTAGGGCTGCAGGTTGTTGTGCGCCGCGCCGCTGCCGTTGCTGCCAACCGAGCCGGATACGGAGCCCGTGTGGTCATGCGAACCGCCGGATCCCGTTGTCTGTCCGCTAGAACTGCCGCCATTGGTCATATAATAATAAGTAGAGCCTGAACCGCTACCAACCTTATACGATCCCGAAGATGCCTGATGTGCATGCGAACCGTTCGCGTTAACTGTCACCGAACCACTGAACGAGTGATTGTGCGACGGCATCTCCGCTATGGATAGCGCTTGCGTGCTCGCGCCACCTGTTTTCTCCACGGTGCTAAAGTTCGTGTCGGAGGCGTTCACGCCAACCGGTACCCGGCCTGTACCCCATCTTGTCCACGTTCCACCAAGGAACGTGCTTTCATCCGCAGCGGATACCGTCATACGGATACTTCCAACTGGGAAGATCAGGTTTGCCAGCCACAGAACACTCGAAAAGGCCACGCTATCGTCAAACTGCACATTTTCGCGGAATCGCGCCGGCCAACCAACATCAAAGCTGTCCTCTTCGGCAACCTTGCCGACCGCCAGTCCCATACCTGTGCTGCGCACGGATAGGATGACTTCCGCCGTGCTGAGATCGATATATCCGTATGCTTCGCCGAAATAGTCGCCGAGCGTGACGCGGATATCATAGGTGTATTGGTTTGACAGGCTACCGCCGATTCGGTATGGACCGTTAACGGTATAAGCAGAAAGAGCGATCGTCGTATCTGTATAGTACGTTTCGCTCTTGCGCTTATACCCAATCTTCAGTACGCGGAAATTCTTGTTGTTCACAGAGGAGATCGCGCCGGTAACCGCAACCATGGCGTATGTTCCCGTGTTGCTAGCGTTGCCTGCAACGTCGCACCGAAAGACCGCCACGGACTGCACGGACGGCGCGTCATATGCCACGACTTCGAATGTGTTGGTCAGTATCGTGGTTCGGCCACGGCTGTCCGTAATCGTCACACGGATCGTGTTCGTTCCAGCGGTGGTCAGCTCATTCGTCGAAAAGGAGTTGCCCGAATAATTCGCGCCGTTGACTCCGGTCGAGACGGACGATATCGAAGAACCATATACGCCGGCAGACGATATCGTGACGCTCAACTTGCTCTTGCGCTGTACAAAGCAACTGAATTGCGCTGCCATCCCCGCCTCCGCTTCCGAGAACGAAAGCGAGCCGGTCGGTATGACACTTGCCGGAATCACGGCGGATATGCTCACCTGCGTTGTTCCAAGAAGTACCCCGTTGGAGTAGGTATCGCAATACAATGTTCCGCCGACGCTCGTCGCATTCGGCGCAGCGTTTGCCTCGTCCAGTAAAGGTGTCCATGAAATGCTTGTCGCCGAGGTTTGCGCTGAAATCGTCGTCTCGGCGCGAGAGCCAAACTTCGCCCGCAGGGTATGTAGAAACGCGCTTGATGCCGGGGTTAGTGTAATCGACACCGCGCTGCCGAGCGTGACGGTGGAGATCGTGGGCGTCGTTATGCGCGGGATCGCCGGCAGCGAAATGACCACGCTGCCGTTTGCTGTTCCAATCGATGCGGAGTAGGTGCAATTTGCTGTAAACGCCAACGTGATCTGACGAGTTCCATCTGAGTTGTGGGTTACTATACATTCGCCATATGCTTCGCTCTCCGAACTCGCATTGTCGGTCAGGATCATGAGGTACTGATAGCCCAGCGCTGTGTCATACGGTTCCTGATACTGCGTGATGTATTCGTCACGGTAAGGAATGCACGAGATCGCGAAGCCTCTGCCAATACGGTTGTACACGGAGCTTCCGTCGACCGACACACTCATTGCACCGCGGGAATTTGAATCGACATTATTGCAGTAAACGTCAAACTGCGATGTGTTTCCGGAGGTAGCCAAAAACACATAGAACCGAATGGTTGAAGCATTGCTGGCGGCTGACTGTGAAACGATCTTGTATTCCAGCCAGCAGGAAACCTTGCTTGCCGCGGTTCCAGAAAGTGAACCGTTGACGATCGTATATCCGTCGTGAATTGACTCATACGGCCAATTTGCCATATCCTCACCCCGCGATCTTTTTAAAGTTCAAGTTGCCGCTCTCGGGCACCCATGCGTAACCGCCAATTCGCAGCGACGAAAGCACCTGCACATCGTTGACATATAGTTTGCCAGAAGAAAAGTATGCGATCGCGCTGTCGGTGGTGACGCTATCCTCGCTGCCAGAGAAAAAGTACAACACATCGTTTTCCAGCTTGAGCTTGATCGCGGATGTGCTCTTTCCGATGACGATCCCAGATGAGATCAAGCGGATGAAACTGCGCACTGACTCGAACTGCTGCGAGGTTTCACCGTTCAATGTCGAGATACGACTTGCTGTTTCCGTAAAGTTCGCCTCAATTGTCCCCGCCATAATGGAGAATGAGGTCTCAACCGTATTCTGCAGCGCGATGAAATCTTGCGTTCGAACATAGTCATCCAGCGCGGTCATGATGATCTGCTGCGCGGATTGCAGAATCGATGTGTTCTGGGCGAGCTGCTCCTGTACGATTTCTTTGATTTCGCCGTGCGTCGTATAGTCAGCCTCGATTGACTCAATGCGGTTTTTGACCGAAGCGTTCTGCCTGATCTCCTCGCCGATCAGAGACGGGCGTGAATCCCCGAGCATGATGCCTGTGCTGGCCGGGTTATTCAGCGGAATGGTCAGTTCGGACAGAATATACGTCTCTTCCGGGCAGAGCGTGCCGCAGGAGACGACCACCTTATCCAAGAAGTGAAACGACTCAACATTCGCGTCGACGTTATGCAAATCGACTGCCGAGAGCTTGATCGTCTGCTTGAATCGCGCGCCAGTCCCGCTCAGCCAATCGCGACCTTTGTTCGTGAGGATGGTCGGATCGGTGACCTCGTCCCACGTGGTCAGGCCAGACGGTGCGAAGATCACCCCATGTTCTACAGCAAGTGCCGAATCTATTAGGAAATCCTGTCCCTCGTTCACGCTCGCGATCGTGAGCCGCGCGTCGCTTTCCGATTCTGGGTCTATGTCCTTCAGCGCTGCACCGAGCGGAACGCAGGCGGTGTATGTTTCGGACGCGCTCTTGCTCAAGGCGAGGTCAATTAGATTTTCGCCGAATTCGATCCGCTGGGTCGATGTGTCCGGCACATCGGTGAGGTAGTCCAGAATCGGATCCTCATTCTCATTGAATCGAACGATCAGGTAGCCGCCGAGCGAATCTAGTAGACAGGTCTTCATCACCTGCCAAGCGGAAAGGTAGTCCTTTGTCGTGATGCTGATTGAGCCAGTAAGATCGCAACTCCCAATACCAAACCGCTGATTCGTATTCACCTGCGCGTTGTGCTGGGTCAGGATATATTCCCAAATTCCAGCTGCTGTACCATCCATGGTAAACGGTCGAATAATACTATCCAGCAGGAAAGCTAGCGAACTCTCAACTACGACCCTGCGATTCTCGTAAAGATCGCGCTCATCTTCGAACACGCGCCCGATCCAGATCAGGGTGTCATCTCGGTAGACCTTGATTCGGCTCTTGAGCTTCTCCAGTACCCCATAGTGCGGATGCTCTTTCGGAATCGTGAACGTGAGTTCGCCCGGCTCGTTCTTCTTCTGCGTTAAATCCGGTTCCAGAACGAATAAGTCCGGCAAGCGCGGATCATATAATACGTAGGAATCGCAGATGATGCGGTACATCAGAGCGCTCCTTTCCGGTAGGTGAATGTTATCGAGCCCGTTCCCGTGATCCCGATCTCCGTGTCGCCCTCAATGAGCATAAGCGGCGGAACAACGTGCGTGCCAACCGACAGGTTAATCGTATAAACTACTCCTGCGATTGTGAAAGTAAGCGTCATCTCAGCAGACGTCGTGATCACCGGCACGACCGGCATGCGCGTGTTCGTTAGAGTAATGGTTGCATTGCCAGCGGGAAGAACGGTCATCGAAGTCTCAAAGTGTTCCAGCTTGTATGGTTTTGCGCGGCATTCCAGCGATAATTCGCAGTACCCCGCATGCCGTTCCACATCCTCTAGCGCAACCCGCGCGTCGTAATAATAGGTCGGGTCGCGATCGAAGATCACGTTCATACGCCGCCCGTGCACATGCGCAGCAAACGCGGAGATCAGCGCGTCGAATGGTGCGCGGGCATATAGCGTCAGCGAAATAATCCGGTCGGCATATCGCACCGTACCGAATGCTTCCGATAGGTCGAGCGCGCCGTCACGCCCGGGGATCTCCACGAAGTTTGTCTGCAGTTCCGGCATTGGGATGACGTAGGGCGCGACGATCAAACCGTAGTCTGCGCGCGCCCATTTGGTTCCGAATCGGATATCGCTCACGTCAGCCGCTCCTTTCGTCTGCGAATCGCGCCGAGCGCGTCATCCATGGCCGGCGCAAGCCAGCCGATCGTGGCCCCCGTGTCCGCGATCAATTGCATCCCAGCTAGCTGAGGTAGATACCGCCGCACTTCAGAGATCAGGATATCCAGCTTCTCGGATAAGAGGTCGCTCGTGCTTCCAATACCGACGCTGTTCGGCAGATTCGTCAGAACGTCGATTGCACCGGCATCCACGCTGGTAGGAATCGCGCTCTGGATCTGCTTATTCACATCCTCCATGGCATCGGTAAAACCAATGCCCACGCCCTGCCCCATGTTCTCACCGATTCCGGCGAACACTTTGGAAGGCGACGCGATACCAAGAGCTTTCTTTGCGCTTTTCACAATATTGGAAAAGAAATCGCGCACTTTGCTTGCCAGCCACGAGGCCATGCTCTTGATGCCTTCCCACAGGCCACTTACAATGTTCTTGCCAATCTCCACGACCGATGACACTGATTGCCCAAACCCATTCAGGATCGCGGAAACGATCTGTGGCAGCGCAGCGATCAGCTGTGGGAGCGCTTTGATTAAACCAACGGTGAGCTGAACCGTCAGTTCGATGCCCATCGCCATAAGGGTGGGAAGGTTCTGCATGAAGAAGTTGATGATCCCCGTGATCAATTTCGGCAGCGCTTCGATCAGCTTCGGCAGCGCGCGGATGATGCCCTCTGCTAATCCCTTCACGATCGAAAATGCCGCATCCAGTATCTTGTCCATGTTGTCGAACAGTGTTTCGCAGATCAGCAGCACCGCCTCTATAATCGCCGGAATCAGCGTCGGCAACGCTTCTCCAATGCCCTGCACGAGCGACGCAATCATCTGAATCGCGGCTTCGACCAACGCAGGCAGCATGTCGACGATCCCCTGCGCGAGGGTGGTGATCAGCTGCACCGCACCGTCCGTAAACTGCGGAAGTGCCGTGATCACACCCTGTAGCAGCGTCATGACAATGCCAGACGCGGCGGAGATCAATGTCGGCAAATTCGCCGCCAGCGCGCCGCCAATCGCGCTCACGATGCTCATCCCGACCTGTACGAACTGCGGCAAACTGCCGAGAATCATGTTTGCGATTCCGCCGACCGTCTCGCCGAGTACGACGGTGACCTTATCGAAGTCGCCGCCTGCCTCGGCAAGCCCCGAGGTGAAATTGCCGAGTAGTGATACGCCGTCGTCCGCGAGCGTCTGTAATTGCGGGAGCAAAACCGTACCCATGACCCGCTGCGCCGCTTCCGAGCCCTGTTTGAGTCGCTGCACAGAATCGTCAAACGCGCCGAACTTCGCGATCGTATCCTCGCTCAGCACCGCACCCATGCGTTTTGCTTCGTCCGTCAGCGCAGCGATGCCCTCGCTACCCTGCGCGATCAGGGGGTTTAGGTCCTGCGCGCTCTTGCCAAAGAGTTGCATTGCCAGCGCGTCGCGCTCCGTTTCGTTCGCCACCCGCCCGAGCGCGTCGATGGCGTCCCAGTAAACATCTTCGCTGTTTCGAAGCGTCCCGTCCGCATTGGTCACCGATACGCCGAGGCGATCGTATGCCTTGGCAAACTGCTCACTCCCACCGGCGGCGTTGGACATGGATTTTACGTTTTTCGCCATTGACCCAGTCATAGTCTCCAAAGACACATCCACTAGGTCGGCGGCATAGGAATAGGCTTGGAGCCGTTCCACGCTTATGCCGGTGATGGAACTCTGCGTCAGCATTTCGTCAGCATATGCGGCGGTATTGACGGTCATGTCAACGAGCGCTTTTCCGGCAGCCACCGCTGCTGTACCAATTGCTACCATGGCAGCGCCCAGCGCGACGCCAATGCCTTTGACGACCGAACCGAGCATGTCGAATCGACCGCCAGCGTCATCCGCTTGATTGGCGGACTGCTTGATCTCGTCGCCGAACTCATCCGCTTGCTTTCCTGCCGAATCCAACCCGTTCGCAGTGCTTTCTAACGCGGTTTCGTTCGCGCCAAGCTCACGCTCCATGCCGTTAAGAGCTGCTTTGGCATTGTTCAATTGAACCTGCCACGCCTGGGTACGTTTATCGTTCTCCCCAAAAGAAGAAGCCGCGTTCTGCAACGCGGCCTCAAGGGTTTCAACCTTATCTTTTTGAGCGTCGATCTCTTTTCGCAGGACTTGGTTTCGAGCAGTCAGCGCGCCGACCGATTTATCCTGCTTCTCGAACTGGGAGGTGACGAGGTTCATCTCGCTCCCGAGAACCTTGAACGATTGGTTGATCTCGGAGAGGGCTTTCTTGAACTCTTTTTCGCCCTCAATCCCGATCTTGAGTCCGAAATCGGACGGCATTTCATCACCTCCCTAAGAGAAAATGGGCATAAAAAAACGACTCAATCGTCGTTTTACACATGTCAGTTCTCAAAAGCCGTTAGGGATACATAGCGACCTTGGAGTTTACCCAATACTTATAGTTGCATCCATTGGAAAGATTGGCGGTAAGTTCGGTACACGAATTAACTGATTTACATATAATATTGACATTTTGTCCTAATTGATATATTATCCTAATAAGGATTCTATACTAAAACAGGGATGGCTGTATGATTAGACGAAATACTATTCAATGCGCTTTAGTACTTGAGGCCGTCAACAAGTTGAGTTGTCACGCGACTGCTGACGAGGTATATAATGCGCTCGTGAAAGAACACCCCCATATCAGCAGAGGAACCGTGTATCGGAACCTGCAGCGGTTATCCGACTTAGGCGAAATACGAAAAAGGGAGTTCCCCGGTAGTGCTGACCGATTTGACCATCTCTGCAGCGATCATTATCATGCAAAATGTGTAAAGTGTGGCCGTGTTTTTGATGTGGATATGGAATATAAAGCCGATTTGGAGAAATCCATCAAGGATACACACGGTTTCGTATTTACTGGGCATGATATTGTTTTCAAAGGCATCTGCTCGGGATGTGAACGTAACCCAAAGGCATAGTGTCGAATATTCCAGATAAAGTATGATCTAGTGCTCATACGGGAGCATGGAAACATCCCGTAAATAATATACACAAGGAGAAAAACCATGAGAAGTATTACTACATTAGACTTACAGTATGCACACAGATTCTACGGATTCAAGGGCGAAGCTCAGTACTTACATGGACACACCGGCATTCTGACGATCGAGGTGGAAGATTCTGTAAATACCGGTGTCAATATGGTTTTCCCCTGCAATGAAATCCAGAAGACTGCTTGGGATGTGCTGAGAAACTTCGACCATGCACTGATCTTGCGCGAAGATGATCCCCTTTTACCTGCAATCCTTGACGTTTATGAAAAACAGGGCATTAAAGATGGTGCCCCGACCAATAAAATGAAGGGCCCCGCCTTTAAAACCGAGCTTGCAACCGCATATCCGGAATGTCGTTTGGTTGTGACCAAAGAGACCATGACCGTTGAAGGTATGATCAAAATTGTTTATGATTTGCTGAAGGACAAGCTGAACATTGCCAAGCTGACCTTCACCAGTGGCGTAAACGCGGCTTCCGAAGTATTTGAGACTCACAACGCCATTGACCGTTGCCCGCTGTGCGGTATTGCTTTAAACGAGAACGGTGCATGCCCCAAGTGCGGATATAAAAAATAAACCGCAAAAGGTGTTTTTCTATGTTGCGCAAAGCAACAACTGATCCAAACCCTTAGGGAGCAATCGAAAGGTTGCTCCTTTTTCATGCCGATTTGATCTCGGGAAGCGATTTTCGGGAAGCTTGTTCGACTTCAATTCCGATTTAAAGCCCAAAATCGCTTGCCTAATAACCACCTTCCTATAACAAATGGCACAAAAAAACGACCCGAAGGCCGTTCATAAAAGAACTACACTGGTTTGAGATTTAGTGAATCGTAACCTTATCCCTGCCCGAGTTCTTCGAGCGATAAAGCGCTTCGTCGGCGTTCGCAATCAATTCCTGTTCGCCGCTGATTGTGGTTTCCGGCATCGAATCAAGCCCAACGCTGATCGTTACGCTGATCTGATTATCGCCATATGTCGTCTTGTTGTCACGAACGATGTGCCGCACTCGCTCCGCGATTGTGAACGCATCGTCCTTAGAAGCTCCTGGCAAAATCACCATGAATTCTTCTCCGCCATATCGCAGCAGAATATCGCCCTCACGAATACCCTGACGAATCATTGCCGTAATATTACGAAGGACACGATCACCAACAACATGCCCATAGGTATCGTTTACCTGTTTGAAGTGATCGATATCGAACATCAACACGCCAAGGGGTATCCCTCGGCGGACTGAGCGCGAATATTCCTCATGCAAGCGAACCAAGCCAAATCTGCGATTCAGGATGCCCGTCAGCGGATCCAGAGCGGCAAGTTTCTGTAGTTGTTCATGTTCCAGAGCGTTATGCAGCGCAACCGCAAGGCTTTGCGTAAAGATCGATAATTGCTTTGTGTAATCGGCTTGGAACGATTCCGCCTTTGCCAGCAGAATCACAGCAATCGGTACATTTTTGAACTTCACCGGCTCAACAATAACTTCCTTCGGATGAAATTGCGTCAGTGTACTCTCTACAATGATCTCCGCAGGGTGCGAAATGATATATGACTCACCCTTTGTGAAGGTGTTTAGAATATGGGGATCATTGGCGAGCGAATTCGCTTCTCGAATGCCAAACGACTGCAACACGCAAATTTCGCCATCCTGTTCAAGAAGAATCGCTCCCGCATCCGCGCCGGTTCCGTTCAGCACGCGATCAAGCGCATATTCGGAAAGCGCGTGCAAATCCAGTTGGCTGGAGAAGATCGCGGTGAAAGTCTTAATATCGTCAAGCATCCGAAGCGACCCGGCAAAAGACGTTATTAATTCGTTGAACGCTGTCGCGCTTTGTCCAAATTCATCGTCCGTTTCAACAGGGATGCTGCAATGCTCAGGGTTACAATCACCGATTCTGCCGTTATCAGAGATCGTTATAATAGAATCTTTGACTTCCCGCATTTTTCCCGTCAATACCGTTAGCTTGCTTCGAACGGTAAGACGCGAAATCAGAATATTGACGAACCCGACCAGCACACCCGCAATGATGCAAGATGCCAGAAACAGTCCGCTGAATGCGATAGATTTGGGGACGCCCAATAGAATCATAAAGAACGGAAAAACGATACCAATGAGAAGACCAAACCCGATCATTCGGATAGCTAAATCCAGAAACGTATTTCGTAACCGCTTCATTCTATGCTCCATTCATTTGTAACATCGTAACGAAAATATAGAGCCAGTCTAGCACAATCATCGACCGGTTACAATTAAAATGTGCACAAGCGTACCTGAATGTTAATCAAGTCTTCATACTAACGTTTATAGACACGAATCGATCATATTGTCGATAAACTGCTTGCTTTTGCCATCTGACAGTCCATAGAATTGCCGATACACCTCCCACTGGTCAAGCAGAGCAGCAAGCGGCATAAGCCAAACCTCGCGCTCTGACCGTCCCAGCAGTGTCACCCCGTAGAAGATCAGTCGGGCAAACAGTTCATCGTCGCTTGCCCGACCAACACGTTTTTTGAGGGTTCCTCCTCGCTTTCGACATAGCGCTTTGTTCCCCTGACCATCGCTTCCATAATCGCGGTTTTGTAGCCGGAGAGATCCAGCGGTGTGGTGAGCAGTTCGACCGCTTCCTCGGTCAAAAGCTCGCGTTTATCATCCGGCTCAAGCAGGTTATGCACTAGCGTGCTCTGATTCGCGAGCAGCGTGATCAGCCACACCACCTCGTCCAACGCCAGCTCGAAGTTCTCCGCTTTCATGAGCTTGTCGCCAAGGTGTTCCAGCCCGCCGTAACGCTTCGCGATCTCTTTGGTCGCGCGGGTGGTCAGGAGCATTTCATACTCCCGAATACCGATCTGGATCATCGCGCCTCTGTCGTTTTCCATGTGCTTAACCCTCCGCCGCAAATATCGGCTCGTAGACCTGTGTGTACCAGCCCGAGATCGTCGCCGCCGCTACGCTGGTATCGTCCTCGTTGACCTCCGCTTTCCACGGATGTTTGCCCTGACCGTCCAGCTTATTGCGCCGGATGATCGTGCCCTCGATCGACGGGGTCGAGAACGTAATGTTGTCGCCCTTCGTCTGCAGGTTCGTAGCGGGAATGCCGAACACAACGCGATAAAGCCAGAAGTAACGGTATTTGCCGTTGCTCTTCTTTGCACGGAAACCGATCGCAACAGGCTGTCCACCATTCTCGCTCTGCGACACCAGCACCTTGTTGTCGTCAATTTGCGAGCCGGTGAGATCGCTCGCGACCGCCGCGCCAATGTTGTCGATTCCCAGCGTGAGCGTACCGCTCTTGAACTCTTTAACCACCTCGGCCGCACCATCGTCGGCGTAGAGCGTCGCTTCGTTGATATCGATCTTCAATTCCGCAGACATCGCCTTGGCGAGCGAAACAGGAGCGGCGTATGTTTCATCGCCGTTTGTACCTTCGGTGATCTTCGCATAATACAGTTTATCCAATCCGATGGTTGCCATCTATTCTTCCTCCATATACTCCTTCGCCACGTCAATAGCAAAGTGGTGATAGCCCGTGTCCTCTTCCAATCCGATGTAGCGACGTTCCGATACCAGAAATCCCGCCGAGAGCAGCAGTCGAACGAGCTGTCGTTTCTGCGCGCCGTAGTTCCGCTTCGAAAAGAGCGACAGCCGCGCCTCCTCGATGTTCATGCTCGGCGCATTATCCGAAAACAGCTCGAAATGCTCCGAAATCGGCGTGATCACAACGTACTCGTCTGGCGCGGTGGTTGAGAAAACGCCGGTCTCCACAGGAAGGCCGGCGCTTTCGACGATCGTATTCAGTTCTTCCAACATACTCACAGGAGATCAAGTTCCTCCTTCAGCGTCGTCTGCATCGCCTCAATACACGGTTTCCGGCTTGATGACTTAGTCTGTTTCAGAAATGGTTTCGGTGGCTGACCATGCTTGCCAAATTCCAGTACGTTCGCGAGCATGGCGTTGCTCACATCACCGCGCCCTTCCGAAAATCCGATCTTCACATCGAGGTTACCGTCGCGATCCAGTTTTGCGGGTGATACACCAAGCGATGCTGCTAGCTTGCCGGTCGATCGGGATAGGAATTTCGTACCACGACCGATCGCCGCATTCAGGTTCGATTTCATCTTCTCCATGACGACCTTACCGCCCGCCGCGAGCGCTTTTGGAATTGCCGTGTCGAGCGTGTTACCCATACCGGCGAGTTGATTCAGGAACTCGTCCGGCATTTCGATCTTTACCTTAGCCATCCGGCGTCACCTTCTTTGCAAGCACTTCGAGATACATCCCTCTGCCCTTCACGTCCTCGACGGACGTGATTTCAAATCGATCATCCCCACAAAGGATCACGTGAGCAGTAGTTACGGCAAGGTTCGGGATAACTCGAAATCGGAACAAATCCGTCGCCTCTGAAAAGGAGGCACGGTTGGCCCATTTCTGAGAACCGTGCCGCCCTTCCTGATATGCAAACACCGATGCCAATACGTGATCGGTCTTAGTCGCGAATCCCTCCGCGTCCTTTGTCACGACTTCCCGCGAGATGGAGATCAGCGTGTTCATTCTGCCGTAGCTCACGAGCCCACCTTCCAATCACGGTCAAGGCGAAGTAGCGTGTTCACCGTGTTCCAAACCTGCTGCCCCGCCTGCACATTGTCCGTAAAGAACCCGCCTGTGCTTCCGTCCCGGCTTTCGTAGAAATGAGAAGCCAGCATGATCACCGCCGCCTCGGTAGTTGGCGGCATACCCGCCACTTCGTAAGTTCCGGCTGTCAGATGCTGGTAGCTCTCCGCATATGCGACGGCGGCATCGATCAGACGCTGGAGGAGTTCATCATCGGCTTCATGCGTCAGGATCAGGTTTGCCTTGACCTTACTCAGAAGCGTCGCCATCTTATATTAAGAAGCGCCCGCTTCGTCCGCCGCCATGATACCCGCGTTCTTGAGCCTTTGCAGTAACGCGTTGAGGTCACTCTTCAAATCGGCGATGGTCGAGGCATTACTCGAAGCTTGATTTGGTGCCTGAAACACGCTGCCAGCCGTCTGCTCGGTCGCGAATCCCGATTGCAAACCAGAGACGTTGGCGGTATCCAGAACCTCCAGAGTACCGCCAATCACCAGCCGATCTCCGCCGTCGGTGAGATAGTTCTTACAGTTGCGAGTCACGTCGCCCGCCGGGGTATCAATGATTTCCATGTATGTCCTCCGTTACGCCTTCTGCTGTAGGACTTTGATCGCTTCGGGCAGAATCAGCTTGCCGTCGAGTCGCTGCGACGCAAGGAAGCCGATCTGGCCGGTCGTCGCGAACAGCTCATTCAGCCGTTTGAACGTGCGGCCCTGACGCTCGGCGATCCAGTAATAGGAGAAGTCGCCGAATGCGATAGATTTATTTCCCGCCACGACAGAGGGCATGAACTCACTGGTGACGATTCGGTGTCCGAGAATCGTGTCCGGCGCGTTTTCCGTAATGCCTGGACGCCAGAGGTACTGCCCGTCGCCGTCTTTGAGTTTGCGAAGCAACTTCACGGTCGTGTCGTTGAGCACGAACACAGCGCCCTTGCGGTACGGCGCGCGAAGCGAATATACGAGGTCGATTAGCTCGTCGCCCGTGATCGCAGCCGCGCCCGCCGTGGTGACGCCTACCTCCGCGCCGCCGGTGGCATTAAGAATGCCAATGGGCTTGCTCACCCCGTTACCGTTGAGGAATGCATCCTCTTCCTTGTCGCCGATGCGTTTGCCGAACTGCTCGGATACATACCCTTCGATATCGAAGATGCTGTCCGAGAGCAGTTCCTCCGACACCTTGATCATGGTCGCGAGCTTGTACGCACCGAGGACGACCTGCGAGAACGAATCATCCGACAACGGATAGGTGCCCTCCTCGTCGACCCAGTCGGCGGTGCCTTTCGATGCGACCACTGGAATCTTTCGATCGCCATAGCTGGTTTGAATCACGTGGCAGAGCGGACGCAGTACGTTCGCTTCTGTCAGTTTCTGCACCAGCGTGCGCTCGAACTCGTCCGGCACGAGATAACCGCCCTCGCTGTCGGTGCCTTCCTGAAGCGCGTTCAGGATCTCCGTCCGGGGATTCTTGGAGCGGATTGCGTTCCAGAACGCCTTCTTATACTCCGTAGTCGCGCGCCCCGTCTTCTGTTCCGTATTAGTTTGCGCTGGCTTACTGGTCAGCGGATCGGCGGTGGGCTTGTTCAGTTCCGCGTCCAACGCAGCCTGACGCTCGAGCCGCTCGACCTCTTTGCCGAGTGCGACGACCTCGGCCTCCATCTTTTCGTATGAGCCAGCATCCTCAGCGGATAGCAGACCGTCCGTTCCGCGCTTCACGTCCAGAAACGCCTTCGCGGCGTCCCATTTCTTCGCGCGGTTCTCGCGCAGTTGTAAAATCGTATTCATTCGTTTCCTCCTAATGTGAAATCAAAGAGAGCCGCTGATAGAGAGGCTCCGCGGGGTATCTCGGTTCGGTTGTTTGAGCGGCGGTTGTCTCTTCCGTTACAGGTGCCTTACTCGCCTGTTTTCGCTGCACCTTGTTCAGCAGCGAATTTGTGACTGCACGGCGGGAGAAGCTGAACACCACATCGTCGGATTGCGTATGTTTCTTTTCATCTGCCAGCACGCCGTCAGCGAAACCAAGCTCAATCGCTTTATTTGCGTTCATCCACGTTTCCGCGTCCATGAGGTGCGCGAGCTTCGCGCGGGACATGCCTGTTTTCAACTCGTATGCGTTGATGATGCTCTCCTTGACCTCATCCAGCATGGCGATGGCTTTCTGCATCTCTTCGCTGTCACCGATCGCCACCGTCAGCGGATTGTGGATCATGAGCAAACTCGTCGGTGCCATGAGCACTTCAGTTCCCGCCATGGCGATGACCGACGCGGCGCTTGCCGCAATACCATCGATCTTGACCGTGATATGCCCTTTGTAGTCCATGAGCATGGTGTAGATCTGGCTCGCCGCCACGCAATCGCCGCCCGGGCTGTTGATCCAAATCACAACGTCACCCGTTCCGGTGTTCAGTTCATCCCTGAACATCCTCGGGGTGACGTCGTCTTCAAACCAACTCTCTTCGGCGATCGTGCCGTTTAATGTCAATGTTCGGGTGCCGTCTTCGTTTCGCACCCAGTTCCAGAATTGCTTTTTCAAGCGGTATCCTCCTTCTTGTACTGTGTTCCCGCGAACACCCCTGCGTCCTCCAGCTTCGTCATGGCCCCGTTAATCAAGTACAGATCGCCACCAAGATCGGACGAAATGCGATCGAGGTTCTCCAGCTCGCGGATGTCGTTTGCGCTCATCCAGCCGTTCTGCCGCGCGGTGGCATACCCAGTCATTCGGGAGGCATAGTCACCGCGCAGAAGCCCGTCGACATTGAACCGGATGAAGTATTCCGGCTTTTCACTCTCGCTGAACAGTACGCGGCACATGCTCTGTTCCCAGCGCACCACCCAAGGGTCTAGTGTGTATTTCACGAACTCCAGCGACTGCTGCTCAATGTTGCTGAACGACGATTTCTCCAAGTCCGCCAGCATGTGCGGCGGCACACGGAAGATACGCGCGATCTCATTGATCTGAAACTTGCGCGTTTCCAAAAACTGCGCCTGCTCCGGCGCGATCCCGATGGGCGTATACTTCATGCCCTCTTCGAGCACCGCGATCTTGTGTGCATTCGCGCTGCCCTGATATGCCGAGTTCCAGCTTTCTTTTACCCGCAGCGGATCCTTGATCGTGCCTGGATGTTCCAGCACGCCTGCCGGAGCCGCGCCATTAGCGAAGAACTTAGCGCCGTACTCCTCTGTTGCGATGGCCAAACCGATCGCGTTTTTTGCCATGGCGATCGGACTGTAGCCGATCAGGCCGTCGAAGCCTAGCCCGGGGATGTGCAGCACATCCGAGGTAGGAAGCGTCACCTGACTTGATTTGCCGAGCGTGGTCGGGTCCTCCGACCCACGTTGATACAAATAAAAAAGCCGACCGCTTTGATCACGGTCGACTGTCATTTTGCTCGGCATGAGCGGGTAGAGCGCGATCACCTCACCTCTTGCGTTTCGTATGATCTGCGCGTAAGCATTCCCCCACAGCAGAAGATGGCTCATGAGTGTTTCCCGAAATGCGAAGCTCGTCATCTCGGGGTTTGGCTCGTCGTGCAGCAGTCGGTAGAGCGGGTGCTTGAACGCCTTTTCTTTCCCGCCGCTTGCGTTGTACCGATAGACGTTCAGCGGCAGCCCTGCTACGGTCTCGGACAGGATTCTCACGCAGGAGTACACCGCCGTCATCTGCATGGCGGTCGTTTCGTTCACGGGCTTCCCGCTTGATGTACCGCCGAAAAAAAAACTGTAACGGCTTCCGTTTAGCGAGTCTTTCGGCTTATCGCGTGATCTGCTGAGTCTTTGAAAAATATTCAAGTCATTTTCTCCCGCTAGATGAAGCTGAATTCATTTCCATCCAATTTCTTTATTGACTTTTTCTACGCGCCTGTGATTAAATAGCGAAGTAAAAAGTGCGTATAATTGATCAGCACGAAACTTGTCGCAAGTTTCGTGCTTTCTTTTTTACCCACAAACGATAGGGAGAATATAGTAATGGATTTTTACATGAAGCTACCGAGAAACAAAAAAGAGTTCGCATTATTTATGGCGGTGATCTCCATCATCTCAGTCAACATCATTGCTCCTCTTATAACTTGCTTCGAATTAGGATTCAACTTGCACATCTGGGCTGACACCTTGGAAGTGATCCCTTTCATTTGGATTGCGGTGGTTGCTATCGTTCTGATTACCTATAAACCTGCAGAATGGCTAACAAAATGTATCGTCAAGGAGGGTGACAGTTTCAGTTCACATATAACCATCAATATCCTCTGCACCGTTTTTCTCATGTCCATACTCCTAACCGTCATTGGCACATGGATTGGAACACGACAGATCAGCATGGAGCCAATCCGCTTGTTTTTCTACAAATGGCCTCGCAATGCCGCAATCTCATTTATCGTTGAATCTTGCATCGCGCAACCTATTGCTCGTCTAGTCATGTTCAAGTTGCATCAAAAACTCGATGCGAAAACAATTTCAAGTTCTTGCATTTGAGCAAATCGTAAGGAGTGGAAGAATTGTTCTACTGGTCCGACAGATTAATAATCTACGCGGACTCCAATCAAGAACTTGCTGACTAGATGTAGTACGTCCGAAAAAAACTGTAGCGACTACTATATGGAGAGTCTTTCGGCTTGTCTCGGTAGCGAAACAAGGTTCATAGTGGATTCACGAACAGTCTCCATGCACCGGAATGATTGACTTATTGTAGATAGTGGGATACAGTGACAGTTGTGTGGTGCCAATCTGCACCACGCAATATTATAAATGAGGTATTAGATGTACAACGACAAGACCATCGTCTGCAAAGATTGCGGACAGGAATTCACCTTTACTGCCAACGAACAAGAGTTTTTCGCCGAGAAAGGCTTTACGAATGAACCGCAGCGTTGCAAATCCTGCCGGGTTGCACGCAAGGGTAACTCCAGTGGCGGTTCCCGCGACGGCGGCTACCGTGACAATGCACCCCGCCAGATGTACGATGCGGTTTGCGCACAGTGCGGAAAACCCTGTCAGGTTCCGTTCCAACCCCGCACCGACCGTCCGGTCATGTGCAGCGATTGCTTCAGAAGCAACAGGTAATTACAAAAAGGTGCATCCATCATTGGATGCACCTTTCCTAAAAACGTCTGCAAGCCGCTAGGAGGCTTTTGTGCACGATATACGGACCAGAGCCATTGCAATGGTCGCTCTCATTGCTATTTGCACATCCATCGGATATTGGTTGTATCTATGGTCAACTGATGTCTTTCTCTATTGGGGCATAAGCTTTTTGCTTAGTCACTGGCTAGCGGCTTTATTTGCTTGTGTAGCATTAAGCACGATACTGATACACCCAATCCCAATCAAGGTGATCACGGTCGCCACGATCAATCTCGTCCTGTTCAGCTTGTTTAGTACGGTGATTCAACTCATGTTCAGACGAATTTGGTCTGAAGCCGCAATCCTTGGCTGGTTATGGCAGGGCGGAGTAGCTGCGTTCGGAAGTTGTACCGCTATTCTCATGTATGGTTTCTTCCATGGAAAACGCATGGTCATCAAAAACTATGTTGTCGACACGCCGCTACCCGTCATTGGCGGAGAATTGCGTATTGCTTTGATTTCGGATGTACATATGGGTCTGACGTTTGATGAAGCTCGTCTCCACCAACAGATAGATCGACTCAGTACAGAGAAACCCAATCTTCTGATCATCGCCGGCGATCTGGTGGATGATAGAACGAGCCCTGCACAGATGCAGGCAGCCTGCGCCATCGTTGGCAGTCTCGAGACAACCTATGGAACTTACTTTGTATATGGCAATCATGATCTTGCTAACCACGGGCCAAAACCGCCGTATACCAAAGCGGAACTAGATCAGGCACTCTCGGAACATGGTATCCGCATTTTGGATGATCAATGCCATTCCGTCGCCGGGTTAACGCTCATTGGTCGGCATGATGCCGCCTTTGCACGTCAGGCAAAACGTGCTCCTCTTGAACAACTTCTGGATGGCGTAGATAAGAGTAAGCCGATTATATTAATCGATCATCAGCCACGCGAGCTGAAAGAATCGGCAGCCGCGGGCGTGACGCTTCAACTCAGCGGCCATACACACGCGGGTCAAGTCTGGCCTATGAGTTGGTTTGTCCGACTGTTTACCTTCGCTTATGGACACAAATGTATCAATGGCATGCACGCGATCATATCCTCCGGGATGGGGAATCGCGGTTCTGTTCTGCGCAGCGGCAGTACCGCTGAGATGGTGTTAATCCGTTTACGCAACACCAACGGCTGATCAAAAAACGAGTAGTCCACGCTCATCATATACACTGTTTCCTTCACTTCCGCCATTTCTCAACGCTCGATCCAGTGCCATGATCGTTGCTACAGCACCGTCGATTTTCTCGGTGCTTTTTTCTTTGTCCGTCTTGATGTTCCCCGCCGGATCGGTACGGATGTAGATGTTATCCATCATCCAGCGCAGAACCGGTTGTCCACCGTGCGCGATCCTCTGCTCCAGCGTCAGCTTCATGAGCTCCTTCGTCGGTGGTGACATATCCTTGAACCCCTGACCAAACGGAACGACTGTGAAACCCATACCCTCAAGATTCTGTACCATCTGCACCGCACCCCAACGGTCAAACGCGATCTCACGGATGTTGTACTTTTTGCCGAGCTGCTCAATGAACGCCTCGATAAACCCGTAATGCACGACGTTCCCCTCGGTCGTCAGCAGGAATCCCTGCTTTTTCCAAAGGTCGTAGTTCACATGATCGCGCCGAACGCGAAGGTCGATGTTCTCCTCGGGAATCCAGAAGAACGGCAGGATCGCATATTTGTCCGTCTCATCCAGCGGTGGAAACACGAGCACGAATGCCGTGATGTCTGTGCTGGACGAAAGGTCAAGACCACCGTAGCAAACGCGCCCTTCGAGCAATTTGGGGTCAACCGGGAACGCGCATTTATCCCATATATCCATCTGCATCCAGCGGATCGCTTGTTTGACCCACTGGTTCAGCCGCAGCTGCCGAAATGCGTTCTCTTCGGCGGGGTTTTGTTGCGCGCTTTCGCACGCGGCTTTCACCTTTTCGATGCCCACCGTGATCCCCAGCGACGGATTCGCCTTCTTCCACACCTTCGGATCTGTCCATGAATCGTTCTCTTCGGTACCGTAGATGACCGGATAAAATGTCGCATCCGTTTTTCTGCCGTCAATAATATCCTTTGCTTTCGAATGGACTTCCCAGCAGATGGAGTTTGTGTTGTCGCCGGCGGTAGTGATCAGAAAGTAAAGCGGCTGCATCCGCGCGTCGCCGCTGCCCTTGGTCATAACGTCAAAGAGACGGCGGTTCGGTTGGGTGTGCAACTCGTCGAAAATGACGCCGTGTGTGTTGAAGCCGTGTTTGTTGGCGACGTCAGCGCTGAGTACCTGATAGTAGCTTCCTGTCGGCAGGTACACGAGCCGCTTCTGTGATGCAAGAATCTTCACGCGCTTTGCCAGCGCGGGGCACATAGTCACCATGTCCTTTGCGACCTCGAACACGATCGAAGCTTGCTGTCGGTCGGCTGCGCAACCGTAAACTTCGGCGCGCTCTTCGTTATCGCCACATGTCAAGAGCAATGCGACCGCAGCGGCAAGCTCAGACTTTCCATTCTTCTTTGGTATTTCGATGTACGCCGTGTTGAACTGTCGGTATCCGCTGGGCTTCAGTGTTCCAAACACATCACGGATGATCTGCTCCTGCCAGTCGATGAGCAGGAACGGCTTCCCCGCCCACGTACCTTTTGTATGTGCAAGGCACTCAATAAAGGCGACGGCATTGTCCGCAGCCTGTTTGTCATACACCGAGTCTTTCGCTTTGAATGGAGTCGGCGTGTATTTCTTCAGTTTCTTAATCACAGCCGCCTCTTTCAAACCGGCAGGCATAAAAAAGAGCCTCCTTTCAGGAAGCTCACGTGGTAGCCTGTGCGAATTAGTAGTATTCTCTCAAGATCTGCTTGTAAACCGCCTTCACCTGCGCGCCGCTCGGTTTCTTCGACCAGCCTCTGTCGTACTGTACGAAAAGCTGTCCGTCTTTCCAAATCTCTAACTTCGAAATCCGTCCGCCTGAAATCCCGTACTCCGAACCTTCGTCGTATTGCTTGATGTAAAAGCTGTACCCGTCAATCGTCCCTTTGATCCACATTGCTTTGCCCTCCGTGCTTTGTTGATTGCCTTTCGGCATGTGTATCTATCACTCTAGGGGCGTTCAATAGCAAGTGAATTCTGTAATAAATCCTCGACATTTTCTGTAATAGTCATTGGAAAGGAACTCATCTGTTTTTGGGGGTGACAGCGAACACGGAAGCCCGCGTGAGCCTCCGTGTTCGCATTGTTTCGTGCCTCAATCGTTCTTGGGGCAACCGTCCAATCCGTTTCATGAACGCATCAGTGGCGGCGACGTTGCGCGACGCGGCGTTGCAGCGACTTATGCGCTCGATGCGCCATGATCGCCATCCTGTACCGCCGCTTTCAGAATCTCTGCATCAAACCCCGCTGCTCTGTACCCTTCCAGAAGAGTGCTGTAATAGAAAGCGCTCGGCTTGTTCTGTGGTTTGTTGCCAATCAGGATGTATACATAAGCATCCATCGCAGCACCATTCAAGCGTACTTTTACCGTATCCTTTCGGTACAAATCTGGCTCCCCGATCCAGCGGTCGAGCGCAGCTTCGTCCTGCAAGGGTGCTTCCCAAAGTAGTGCGGGAACACTGAAACCCTTCGTCTTTTCGATCGTTGCAACCGCGCAAGCATTGCCACCGCGAAACGCAAGTTTGTAATTTTTTAGCTCCGACATTCCGAGCAACTTTGCAGTAGGGCAATGCTTCGCCATTTCCGTACGGTTGAGGCCGACGCCATAGGCGGCATACAATCGATTACTCATTTTCCTCAATCCTCCGGCACTCATCTTCGCCAAATACGACACCGAGTGTACTGCCGCAATCCCAACTCACATGGATCGTGCCGATATCGTCGACCATCGTTACTGTACCCTGATCACCCTGTCGCAGGTTAGTGTAAGGATCACTCATGCGAATCAGCATCACCCGTGTGCCGGATGTGTAATACTCTTTGAGCTGTTTCAGCATCTCCGGATGAATCGTTGTCATTCCTCGTCACCCGATTCCCTCGCGGTGCGAAACGCCGCGTTGCCAGAAAGATTTCTCAGCAGGATCTTTCGTGCTTCCTTGTACTCCGAGCCGATAAATCCGAGTCGCAGCAGGAAGCAGCGGAAGGCGTACTTCTCGTTTTCGACTTCCTGTTCCGTCGCGCTGACGCGCTTTTGTGTGCGCGCCAGTTCACAAATCCCCTGTACCAGTTGGTAGTAGGCGGCGATCTCAGCCTGATCGTCAGTCGTTCGGAAGCACCCGAACTCGATCCTGTCAGCATGTTCTGTGATCGGTAGGCTGTCTGTATCAAGCGCCTTTTTCAGTAGCGTTGCCTTGCTCGCGACCAGCCGCCTTAGGTTCTCCATTGCGGTCGGCGTCATGCCATCCTTCGGCAGCTCGACTGCGAGGCGGTCGGGATCGAAAGTGCGAGGTGTTTCTTTTTTCAGTTGATCCGGCTCGACCGTTTTGGGTTCAGCGGGCTTTGCCGCTTCGCCGACCCGTTCGCCGATGAAACCATCGTGTGCCAGTTCGCGGATCAGCATCTCGATCTGCGCCTCGTCTGTGCCATCCGGGCAAATAACCGTGCCATTTTTGTCGACCGTGTAAGCCCCTACCTGAAACGCGAAGCTCGGCGCGCCGAGGTATCGCGTTGTGTCCTGCAGCACATCCCGCATGACCGCGACCAGTGCCTTCCGTCTGTCCCCCGTAACGTTGTACTTGATCTGCATTGTGAATACCTTCCTTTCGATTTGGTAGTCACATACATCACACTTTCGGGTGTGAATATCAAGCTATTTCGTCCAGATATACAGCGGATTCCGACAGAATGCCTGATAAAACAAACACAACGCATGGCAACGCGACTCCGTTGCCCCAAAGCTTGTACTCCGCAGCGTCGGTGTACGGATCGTTCAGCCATTTCACGATTTGCTTTATCGTCTTTGGTTTCATTGCCGAGCCTGTGATTCGGCGGTGTGTTTCAAAAACATCCTGCCACCATTCGATTTCATGTTCATAAGGATGCTCTGTACCAAGATCCGCGCACCACCAATCAGGGAAGCCTTGCAACCGGGCGCATTCCTCGGGCGTTAATCTCCGTACCGCATATCTCGGTTCTTCCACGCATCTTACAGGAACAAGCATGTCGTTGGACGCATCCTGCCCGTTGAATCCGCCGGGATGCGCACCGGGCGAGATCGTACCGCAAATGCGCTGGTACGGTTCCACCACATATTTACTGTCTTCCACCTGTTGGTTCTGCGGGAATTTGTAATCGCTTGCGCAGAGGCAGCCAACCCGATCGGGATAGCACACTGCATGATGATCGGAAGTATTGAGCGTAAAACATACGCCTTCGTTCACGCCGTCGCCTTGCGGACCGTTGCGATCGCTTCTTCCGATCATGCTGCCCTGCAGCGCATAGGTTTGCTGCTTCATGCCCGCACGAGCAGATAACGCTCCTGCGACACCACCGAGATCACGCACCTCATCACGCTGGTTCTGAGTAAACGCGACGACCGCGATACCGCCCTGATTACAATCCGGCCTACCACCGTTCGCGTCAAGCGTACGGGCGGTAGCTGCTTCGTAAAATCCGCTCTCGGGGTTATCCGATCGCATGGCATTGCTGCCATCGGAGCACACGCCGAATGCGCGGTTCATGACGAGCGGAATGTTCATCCCACCCGTTCCCATGCGCGCGGCGAGGGTTTGAACCAGACCGTCCTTCTCCAGCTTGCAACGTCCGTCGATCGGGTGATTCTCAATTGCGACTGCCGTTTGGTTGTCGCCCATATCCGCGCGAAGACAACCTGTGCTTTCCGGCCATGCGTGACCGCCCATACGTCTCAGCGCGCCGGGTTCGAATCCAACTGCCGAGACAGCGCCTCCTGAAGAATCTCCGGCAGGTGTTTGCCTCTGGTTTGCGCACGGCGTAAAATCCCTGCACACGCCTTTGCGCTCAAATAGTATTTCTCCGGCGCGTTCGTCGACAAAACTTGCGACAAGGTAGATACGGCGGCGGCGTTGGGCGACTCCGAAATATTGCGCGTCGACAACGCGATATGCCACACTCCATCCCGTTCCCAGATATACGTCAGCGTAGGGCCACTTGCCGTCATCAGGCGCAGGCACCTCGGCTCCCGGCGCGACGATGCTGACGATCGCGTCGAGCACCGCTTTGAAGTCCTGTCCTCCGTTGCTGCTGAACGTGCCCGGGACGTTTTCCCAGACGATGTATTTTGGATATGCTCCATTCGTTACTTCCCTCATTTGCCGCACGATTCGGATCGCTTCATGAAACAAACCAGATTGCGACCCCGACAATCCTGCGCGCTTACCCGCAATCGACAGGTCGGTGCAGGGCGAGCCGAATGTGATGATATCGACCGGCTCGATTATCGCGCCGTCGATGCGCGACACATCGCCCAGATGTCGGATGAACGGCATCCGCTTTGTCGTGACACGGATCGGGAACGACTCAATCTCCGCTGCCCATATAGGGTGAATTCCGCAGAGCAAGCCGCCGAACGGAAATCCGCCGCTGCCGTCGAACAGGCTGCCAAGCGTCAGTTCACGCATCCGCAACCTCCGCGTAAGGCGTTTCCACACCGTCACGAACCAGAATGACGTTCTTCGGCGACCCAGCTTGCTCGATATACCGCTTCACAATCACGTCGCAGTACTTTTCGTCCAGCTCGATCATGCAACAGACGCGATCGGTCTGTTCGCAAGCGATCAAGGTGCTGCCGCTGCCGCCGAAGGGATCAAGCACGACGCAGTTCGCCATGCTGGAATTCAAAATCGGATATGCCAGCAATTCCACTGGCTTCATGGTCGGGTGGTCAGCGTTCTGTTTGGGTTTGTCGAACTCCCAGATGGTCGTCTGTTTGCGATCGGCGTACCATTCGTGCTTACCCTTTTTCTTCCATCCAAACAACACCGGTTCGTGCCGCCATTGGTATGGGCTTCTCCCCAGGACCAAAGACTGTTTCTTCCATATGCAGGTACCAGAGAGGTAGAAGCCTGCTTCCGAGAAAGCCTTCCGAAAATTCAACCCTTCGGTGTCCGCATGGAACACATAGATCGACGCGTCGTTCGCCATGCTGGCTTCCATGTTCTGAAACGAAGCGAGCAGGAACTCATAGAATGCGCCATCGGTCATATTGTCGTTTTTGATCTTTCCCGCGCTGCCTTCATAGTTCACATTGTAAGGGGGATCGGTGACCACGAGGTTTGCTTGACCGCCATCCATGAGGATCTCAAACACATCACGCTTCGTGCTGTCGCCGCAGACAAGCCTATGCTTGCCGAGCAACCAAAGGTCACCCAGCTTCGTAATCGCAGGTTCTTTAAGAGCGGCGTCAATATCAAAATCATCGTCCTGCACACCATTGCGCTGCGCGTCCTTAAACAGCGCATCGATCTCCGGCGCGTCAAAGCCTGTCAGCGATACATCGAAATCCGCCAGTTGCAGATCGGAGATCAGCAGAGAGAGCTTTTCCTTATCCCATTCACCGCTAATCTTGTTCAGCGCGACGTTGAGCGCTTTCTCTTTCTCTTCGCTCATCTCCACAACAACGCATTCGACCTCAGTCACGCCGGTGTCGATCAGGACCTTCAACCGCTGATGACCACCAACGACGTGACCTGTGTTCTGATTCCAGATGACCGGCTCCACATATCCGAACTCCGCAATCGAACGCTTCAGCTTCTCGTATTCCGGGTCGCCGGGTTTCAGGTCTTTGCGTGGATTGTAATCCGCTGGTACTAGCTTATCGACCGGCAGCGTTTGAATGACCATGCTGGATTCCTTTCGAGACGATTTTCCTTAAGCCGACCTGCGCCGCGGGAAGGTTCCCCGCGAGCGCTTGTCCGCGCAGTGTCTTTCGCTGCTGGCTTGTCAGGCGGTGGTATTTCAAAGCGCGAATGAACGCTTGTACTTCATCCATAGTCATTTCCCCCTACGCGCGGTCAGCAGTCGTTCCATAACGTCGTCCTGCGGATTCGCGCCCGTGTAGTCGGTGGCGCAGTTTTCCTTCACGATCTGGAAGATCTCATACCATAGTCGATTTGTCTGCGCCATATAGTTCTGGCTCATCGCCACATATGGAGACTGGATTGCGCTTCCCGTCGTCGGATGCTTTGCCAAGAAGCCGTACTCCGTGACCGCTTCCTCGCACTGAATCCATCGCGCGGCGCTCATGGCGTACCGCTCCAATAGCAGCGGTGAAACGATTCTAGCCGCGCCGCGTTGGTCGAGCCAGTCCCATGTGTTCGCATAGATCTCGGCCGCTTCAAGGTTGCGCCCATCCTTCTGCCGCGCGGAGAGCAACTCTCTTGGCAATGGCATATCGCTGCCCAGGAGGTTGGCGGTATTTGGGAACTCCACAACGGTCAGCTTCCGCTTACCGGGGTTACCGTCGAGCATCTTGTCCGCGAGCGGCTTTTTCTTCTGACCCGCGCCCAATCTCGACCCGCCGTGACCGTTTGGCATATGCGCTTCCTCCTGCAAAAAAATAGAGGTCTATTCGATCTCTTGAAACCGCGAAAGTTTGTACGTGACCCGACCGCGTTGTCCAGTTGGAAATAGTGTGGAGATTTTATTACCCCCGGTCTATCTGGGTACGTTATTCATTCAACTAAGCTTTTTGTTATCTTTCGTGTTATAATGCTTATGTAGCAAACAGTGAAAACTACAAACCCGACTCAGAAGGCAAAGGCATTTCGCTAGTCACAGCGATATGCTTTTTCTGTATTCACGGAAAGGAAGTGTAGCATCATGGGTGATAAGAATCCGCACAAACAACCCAAACCGAAGAAGGACACAAAAAAGATTGATATCGTAAAGGAAGAAATTCCTCAGCCCGAGTTGAGTAAGAAAATCAAAAAAGGCGCATGATCAAAAACGATTCTTTGACACGAAACGCACCTCAAGTAGGTGCGTTTTCTATTCATTGAAACTTGTTTGCTTAACTGCATCAACGATGTGTGTTGGCGTCCTTAATCGTGATTCTCGAATGACAGCTCTTACAAAGCGCCATGAGGTTGCGCTCGTTATTCGTGCCGCCGTTTGCCAGAGGCTGGATGTGGTGTACTTCCTCGGCGGCAGTGAGTCTGCCTTCGCATTTGCACTGCTCACATAAAGGATGCAGTAAAAGAAATAGCGCGCGGAGCTTCTTCCACGCGCGTCCGTATCGTTTGTTGGTATCTGGGTCTCGAAGGTAACGGTTATACTGATGCTCAGTGATTTGTTCGTGTTCATCACAGTACCGACCGTCGGTCAGCTTGCCGCACCCCGGGTATGAGCATGGACGCTTGGGTTTCTTCGGCATCTTAGCCCTCCAAAGGAAAGAAAAGAGCCTCCGCGTTTCGTTCGCAGAAGCTCTTTCCTTTTTCGACATCATAAGAATATCAAAGGATGATACTCTCATTCAATCACATTTACTCTCATCTTTGAAAAAAACTGACCGCTTCCAGCGCTTCATCGTGGAGCCTGAACAAATGCTGCATGCTATACCCTAGCTCAACAGAAACTTCTTCCCACCGTTTGAAGCACAGATACCGCAGTTCCAGTATCGTCTGGTACTCCGTGTTCTCAACGCGCTTAATGCGCCGCATGATCTCCGCCTTGAGATCGACAAGCGCGTCGATGTCTTCGTTGATCTCGTTCTCCAGATCCACCATCTTGGCGATCGTATCCTCCATAGAGTGCGGGTTGGGCGTCGCCGCTTTCGGCGCGCCGGAAAGTGTTCCAGTCGCCTTGCTCAATAGGTCGCGCAGGGACATCACTTGCGCCAGCTTGCTGTTGATCCGCTGGTCGATCCGGTATGCCTGCGAAAGGTAATCCTTTGTGCTCATTTGAACCCTCCCTTGTCAAAAGTCGATTCCCGCATATGCCCACAGCACAGCTTTCACATCCTCCACCGACCGAACCACATACGCGTACCCACCGGCGACTTTGATTTTGTGAATCGTGCGCTCTTGTAGCTTCGTGACAACGCCGTCCGGTGTCTTCACCTCAAAGGCGAAGAAGCGGCCGTCCAGACAGCAGATCACGTCGGGGATACCCGCCGTCCCATACATCCCGCCATGTTCTTTCCACGCAAAGCAGCGCGGAACCATCCTTAAGAACCGCATGATCGCTACGGTGATATCTTTTTCCAGCATTCCATTCCTTCCTGTTACTTGTTACGTGTTACTCCTTCCCATCTAGGTCTGGAATTATACACGCGCATACGCGCACGTGCGCGCGCACGCGAGAGAAAATAAACATGTTTTCCGCGTAGCTCTAAATAAGAAGGTAACTTAGTAACAAGTAACATAAAACTTATTCCCAGGGACTGATTGGCTCGGGTGTGGTGGGATCAAAGCTTGTGATGTCGCACCGCTTCTGTATCTCTTCATAGTCGAGTACATACGCCCGTTTGAGCATCCCGCTGATTCGCACCGGCTTATACGCAACGAACAGATCGGATTGTCTTAGCTGCTTCAGAAACTGCGCGTATTCCAAGCACTCGCCAACAATTGCGTGATCGCGGCGGTATTGTGTGTATCGGTCGTAGCAGAGCTTGAAGTAAATCGCCACATGATCCAGATTCTCCATGATCGTCCACTCATTTGCGTAAAGGCCCATCCGAGCCATTCCCTCGAGCGTCTGCTCAATGATGCCTTTGTTTGCGCTTCCCCCGTCGAGTAGATATTCCTTTGCGCCATACTCAAGGTACGTCTGGCAACGCTTGATCGGTGTTTCGAACACCCGATCCCAAGTTAACCCATACGATCCGCAGAGTGTTTCCAATAAATTCAACCCAGCGACGCAGCACGCGATGTTGTTCCGAACCCGCGACGGAAGCTCCGAGTCGATCTCGTCTAACGCGGTGCGATACCATGTTTCAGCGCACTCGGCGGTGGTGCGCAAAGCGACATTTAAAACCGCACGCCCGAACCCCGATAAAACATCCGGTATGGCGCTCAATTTTGAAAATGACCTTCTATGTTTATCCGGCTTGAGGTCCTTCTTCGAGAAAAGCAGTTCCATGCTGCGTTCCCTGATCGAAGCTTCGGCCGGTGATTCCTCACCCGCGACGACAAGCGGAGCGCAAAGGGTGTATCTCGTCGTTGTCTGATCCGCGCGGCCTCGCTCCCCATCTGTGCCGTCATATGCGTTTCGCATGTGGTTCAGAAGCACACTGAGCGTCGATCGATCGATCTTGGAAGGTTTAAACTCGTCCAACGCCTGCGGGATCAGGTTGGAAGCGACGGACTCCTTCATGAGCGTAAACTTCGTCACCTGCGACGCTGCGGTGATACGTACTTTGGAAAAGATCGGCAATATGATCCGCTCAAGCGTGTTACTCTTCCCGCTCCCCGCCTCGCCGATCAGGAACAGATGCGGATATTTGATCTTCCGGCTTTTGAAGTGCTCTTTGAGAAAACATCCAGCGCACCACGCCAGCACCGAGACGGTCTTAGCAGGTTCGTTGTAGCCAAGAATCAAAGATCCAAGATCAATGAGTTGTTCCGCGCTGGTCGGTTGAACATCCAGTATGCTCGGCCCGCTCTGCCGGTACTGCTCGAACTGTTGCAGCCCATCGACCGGGTTTCCTTCTCCATCTGCCGCTTGATCCCCGCATACAAATACCCAGTGTTTATCGTGCCAATACAAGCCGGAAGTTTTCACGCCTTTCTTTCGATTCCATTCCAACTCGTACAAGAATGCTTTCATTAGTTCCAAATCACCCTCCGAACCGGTATAGCTCAGCGCGATCGTGCGTTTGTTCAGCGCGGATTTGAAACGCTGCAAATTCGTAAAGTCGGTTGTTAGGAACGAGTGACGGAATGTTTCATTGCGCACCGTTACCAGATCGGCGGTGAGCTGGGTTTCCTCATCCGATTCGACCATCTCGACGGGTTTGACAATAAAGTTGGTCAGCGGCGTCACGGTATCGCCCTTCGCGCGATAATACCTGCCTTCAAACTCGAACACCGGAGCGGCTGCGGCTGGGCTATAGGAATCCTCTACTAAATCGACGGCTTTTCCAATCGTCTCCTCGCCATAGGTCGCGCCGTTGGCATGGTGCCGCTCATCCCACTTCTCTCGAAACAGCTTACTCTGTCGAAACAGCCGATCCATCTGATCACGGTTCTTCCCCGTCCAGAACGCGAGCTTACAGCACAGTGCCATATCCGCTTCGGACTGACTGGCGTATTGCTTTTCCCATTGTCCCAACCAGAGTTTTGAGAATCGCTCTTCCTTATCCGCCGCGAGCGCGCGTTCCAGCACCACCTCGTCGGATAACGGTGCTGCAGATGCTCTCTGTTTTCTCTGTTTACGCTCTTTCGGCGCTTTCCGTTCCGACGTTGGTTTGTCCTGCTTTGGCATTTTGACATACACTGCGTGAATCCAAGCAAGGACGCCGTCATCCTGTCGCACCTCCAGAGGCAAATCAATGAGCCGATTACCGGTCATGGTGAAATAGCGCCCGAATGCGTACATCTCAACGCCCGTAGCGCTATTCTTATTCCCGCCCTCAGGTATTTCGCCGTGAAAGAACAGATGCAAGCCTTCACCCGATGGACTGATTTCCGTGTAAGTCGATGCCTTGGCAACGATCATAGCGGCTGTCTCGTTCAACGCGCCGGTTTCCTTATTCCTGCAATGGTCGATATCCACGCCGACGAAATCGTCATCATTTGTAAACACAAACCCAAGGCCGGTGTATCCATACCGATCGCGCGCCGCTCTCGCTTCCGCAAGAGTCCCCCATGTAGCCGGGTCGATGGACGAAGCGCGGCGATTCACGTGCGGAGAGTAGGGCGTTTTGTTCGGTCGGTCGCCCTTGCTGCTCGGTTCCAGCCGCCAACAGATCCACTGTCGCCGCTCGGCGAGTTCTTGCGGGAACACATCAACCTCTGCCACGCTTGATCACCTCCTGACAGGTATCGGAGAAGTATCGCACCAAGATGCCGTGCGCTTCCGCAAACGCGATTTCACGCCGCATGCCGTTGCTGATCCGTTGCCCGAATACCCATATCTCATTGCAGAAATCCAGAAGAATCAGCCCCATCTGAATCCCCGCATCCCGTTCTTTGATATCTTTATCTTCCAGAAAGCGAGGATACATGAGGTGCGGTGTGATAGGCATGCATCCGCAGAGGAACACGAAACGGGAATACATACGCGCGTTATGGACGTTCTCTTTCACGCATCCGGCATACGGGGAGCATACAAAGACCTTCCGAACAGGAAGGTCTGTATCTCCGAACAAAGACGTCAGTTTTCGCTGCATAAGGACGCTCTGGGGCAAAGGGGCGTCGATGCGTTCGATTATCTTTCGCATATGCCGTACTCCCTCTCGATCACGGGAAGCACGCCCGCTTGCTCTTTCAGCAGCTGGTACAGGAACAGCCGCCCTTTCTGAGTCCAACAGGTGGTGACAATCGTAGTGCCATTGTCCAATACATGCGTCTGCGAATGCGCATACCCCTGATCGGCGTACTTCTGGTACAGCAGCCACGTCTCTGCCATGCGATACTGAACGCCGAGCTCGTGCAGCAGCAAGTTGAATTTGATCGCGGAAAGACCATAGTCTTTCGCGATCATGCTGACGGGCACCAGAGTTTTACTCTTCAGAACCAAATCGCAATAACGCGCCTTTGGTTCGAGCTCGCTGATGATCTGTTTATGCTGCTCGCTCTCGTGTTCGATTTGCTTGCGTTGTTCACGTTCAGCCTGAAGCTCTGACAGCAGACGGATTCCAAACTGAGGATCGCGAACCAGAGCTTCCAACGTTTCGCCAGTTGCGTATATACCATGCTTGCGAATTGTCGGAAGAATCTCCTCAACAACCCAACGTTCGAAGCGCTCTGCTGCGGGCAGTTTGCTGCGCATGATCAGTCGGTAAACATCAGATTCGGGAATGAACCCCAACGACTGATCACCGCCGTCTGTAAGGGAGTCACGTTTCGTGACCCCCTTGCAGTGACGTAATATTACTGCCCGCGTATTGTTATATCCGAGGTTATTCGCAACATCCTTTGCACAAAACAGGATCATGCCATTTTCTTCGAGTGTGCGCACAGACCCGAATTCCGAATTCTTGAATACTTGCATTTGATCCATACTGAAATTCCTTTCTGATATGAGCGAAGGAGCGACTTGCGCCGCCCCTTCATCCGTTCACTTAGTTCTGAGACTCCACAATCTCACCCGTCACAGGATCGAACGGCGTCGGCACTTCGACGAACTCGTCCATATCGACGGAATACCCGCCAACGTGCTTTGCGTACTCTTTCACCTGCGCCGCGAGGCTCGACACCGCAGTCAGTTCTGTTTCGGTCAGCACACGCTCAGCATTGAACTGTGCCTGTGAATATGCAATGCCGCCCGTGTTGACCGCTTTCTTGAGCGAGAATCGGGTAACCACGGCAAGCGATTTCTTGCCGCGGCTCAAGAGCCGCTGGATGTATCGAGTGAACTCCTTAAGCGAGCCTGTTGGTAACGAGAGCATAACCGGGAAGACCTCGCCCTCACGCAGGATGTACATGCGCCTGCGGTTCTTACATGCTTTGCCGCCGCCCTCGCCCGAGCCGAAATGGTTGTATCGGCACTTCGTACATGCACCGCCCGGGTCGCCTTCGCCGGTCACGCCATCAAAACTGCCGCAGTCGGGCGGCTCGTTGCCGCCCGCGTATTTGTCCCGATAATACGCAAACAAAGGATGGTGATAGAGAATCACACCCGTGAATTCCTTTACCGTCTCCGGTTCGCCGCCGTCAACAGCTGGTAGCTCGAAAACCGTGCTTCCCGCCGAGGGGATCTTGATGCGCTCAAATGAGAGACTCAGCCCCTCGAGCTCCTGTGACATCGCGTCTGTCAGGTTGAAGTTGGCGAGTTCCTCGAATGCGTTGTTGGTTGTTACGATTCCTGTTTCCTGTGTCATATTGTCCAATTCCTTTCTCTTATCGGGCGGCTTTCCGCACACCCACGGTTGTTTTTTCAAACACGATCACGAGTCCGTCCAGCCATTGCGGCAGGGTATCTCCGTTCTCCATGCTCTGTTCCTTCACGAACGCCGATAGCGAATTGGCGTTGACGGTCTCATATATTAGATCGTCGTAGCCCGCCTCCCGCAGCGCCGCGAATAACTCATCCTTATGCCCGGCAGCCGCCGAAGCCCGCGTCGTGCTGGTTAGGCAGAACATTGTGCCATTACGGGTAAAGCTCTGCGTTTCGGTATCCGCCATGCGTTGCGCGAGGATGGCATCCACGCGGTCCATCTCTTCCGTGATCTCTTTGAGCTCTTGCTCCGCGTATTTCTTCGCTTCCTTCAATGCGCGCAGCTCATCCGCTAACGCGAACAGTTCGTTTGATTCCATATGTACTCCTTTCAGGGTGTCTCGAATGGGTTCTTGCCTGTCCAGTACTTATCGATCAGGACTCTGGCCAAATCGGCTTTATCGCGCAGCGCCTGGAGCACTTTCTCGTCTACGGTGCCGGCGGTAACGAGGTAGATATAGGTGCAGGGATTCCGTTGCCCGACGCGGTGGATGCGTGCTTTCGCCTGCTCGAAGTTCGACATGCTGTAATCCAGCGAGTAGAACACCATCTTGTCGGCGGCGGTGAGCGTGATGCCCAACCCAGCCGTCGCAATCTGGCCAACGAACACGGTCACATCGGGATCCGCCTGAAACCGACGCACCTGCTCATCGCGATCTTTCACCGCGCCGGTGATCAGTGCGTATCCGATCGACTTCCGTTCCAGCATGGCGGTGATTGCGTCAATCTCCGGCAGAAACCGTACGATGACCACGAGCTTGCCGCCTTCCTGCGCCGCGCTGTCGATGATGTCCGAAAGCGCGTCCAGTTTCGCGGAACTGACTCGTTCCACGCGGTCGGTTTCGTCGCCGCGCAGGAAGCCGCCAGTCAGTTGCGAGAGTCGCAACAACCGGGTTAGCACGTTTGCGGTGGTGATCTCGCCACACTTGATTTGTGCGTAACTGTCCCGAACCAGCTGTTGATACAGTTTCTGTGCCTGCTGCTCCAGTTCGACCCGCTGGACAATCTCCGTCGTTTCCGGTAGATCGAGGCACTCGGCCTTCGTCGCACGAAACGCGATGCTATGAATGCGTCGCGTAAGCTCCTCTGCCATGTTTGCTTTAAGGACTGGCGTGTGATTGCCATACCCAACCATATCGAAGTAGCGGTTGCGGAAGGCGTAGAAGCTGTTACCGAACACCGCCGGATTTAGAAACTTGTATGGGCTGAACACGTCGATCGCTTTGTTTGTGATGATTGTTCCCGTCAGCAGCATTCGGTACCGCGCTTTCGCGCCGAGGCGGTGCATACACTTGCTCGCGGCGATGTTGTGTGTTTTGATCTTGTGCCCTTCGTCGCAGACGATCAGATCGGCGTCCCATTTGACGAGCTCTTTTTCCAGCCGCCACGCGGATTCGTAGTTGATTACCGCCACCTGCAAGCCCGATGTCGGCATTTGTCGTAGTTTCTCGATTTTCTTGGATTCGCTGCCGTTCAATATGGTGAGCGAATACTCAAAATCAGCGAACTTACGAAACTCCTCCTGCCAGACACCTAGGATGGACAACGGCGCGACGATTAGCATCCTATCGATCTTTCGATTGAGAAATAACCGTCCGGCGACCGCAATCGTGGTTAGGCTTTTGCCGGTTCCCATCTCCATGAGTAGCGCCACTCCGCGGCTGGTCGGCGGGTCGTGCCCTGCCAGTCCAAACATCTGGCAGGCAAATGAAGAAGCGCGTCGTTGATGATCATACGGACGCGCTCTGATGGGCATAAGTAATTGCTTGTTTTCCATGTTCCCTTCCCGAAGGGGTACGGATTAAAATATTTCTCCTATTTGACGCTTCTATCCCGGAGATAGGGCGGTGGTCATGATCGGCTCTTCGCCGCGCAGCTCTTCGCTCCCCGCATCCCGCCGGGCCGCACTCCGGGACGTTATCCTCGACTATGCGGGCTTCTCATGACCACCGGATATTCAGATGTCAAGGTTCCGAAAAATAACCCCTTCACCTGTAGGTCACGAAAAAAGCAAAATACAAGGATACTCATAAAAGTTTTTTCAACTTTTTTATGATCGTCGACAACTGATCACTCACAGCCTGCTGTGAAATTCCAAGCTGTTCTGCGATTGCAGCCTGTGTTTTCCGATGAAAGAACAATTCACGAATCAGCGTCTGTTGTCTGGTGCTCAATTCGGATATTGCAGCATGCAAACGAGTATCCTCTGTTGCACCATCAAGCACTCGAGTTAATCTCTGATCATCAACCGCCAACCACGACAGTTCCTCGGATACGTCAAAGGTTACGTGGCGGCGCGTCTCTTTTTGCGTGTTGTTGTACTCCTTCCGATCTAGTTCATTTAGTGCTTCCGCGATCTCTTGTTCCACCTCCAATTCCTCAATGTGCCCGTCAGCAAAGCGATACTTAATATTGACCAGTTCCATTTGTCCGGCTCCTTTCGTTCAGAGCCAGACGATTGGCGCATTTTTGAGCGCACGAAAAAAAGGACCCGGCGGCACGGCACAAAAAGCGCCGCTCGCCAGGCCCTATTTAGTTTTAATGTGCTATATCCTTAACCCCTGAGGGCGGCAGCCGGAGAATCAGGTCACGAGTTCCAGAAGCCAGGGAGCGACCGGTCTGCCGATCAGCCGCGCGTTCATATAAGCCATCTCCAGCGCCAGGCAGGTATGGCCGAGATAATAGCCGTCCATGGGCGTGAGCGTCATGGCAAGGTCTGTGCGCTCAGAATCCAGCAAACACAGCGGAAGCAAGAACTGCACCTTACCCTGATATCCCTGTGGAACCACGATGCCGGGTTCAAACGACGCTTTGCGCCGCGCAAGTTCGACGGCGGTTTCAAGCAGAAGCGACAAGTTCTTCGCACGCTGCACTTCCAGTGGCAGCCGCGCAAAGTTGTCGGGATCACACAGAATGTGGTTCACATTGACGCGGATGTCCCACACGGGGAAGTAAGTCATGCCCATGATCGGCACTAGCAATCCCGGCTTATCCGGCAATGGCTGCACAAACTTCAAATCGGGCGCAGTATCGTCAAAAAACCCTCGGAAAAGCCAGTCTTGCTTCGCGTCTTTACGCTTATTTCGGGTAAAACATCCAAAGATGCTCTTGTAGTTCTTTGTGTAGAGGCCTGTGTTAAAACATGCGGTTTCATTTCTGACGTAAAAAATTCTGTCCCCATATTCTGGATTGGACACATAATTGAAATTGTTGAAGTCGATAATTTGTTTCCTGAAAACGTAATTGACATATTTCTCCAGGATCGGAGTATTCGTGTTCCTCGGTGGTATTTTTGGATTTGTAAAACGCCATGATTCTGGCACTGCCATCTCAGCCAGCGCAATCAGATGGTCAAACCAGTTGGGCACATAAGCGAATTCGAACAGATCGGGTAAAAGTATCAT